AGCTTGTCTTCGAATATCTTGTAGCTAGAGCGCGGATCAACGCTTTCAATCTTTAGCGAGTCAGTAGGCAATTGAAAAGCATACTGGTAGCCATTCAGCGGGGTAGAGGATAAGCGGTTAAGCTGTTGCTGCTTAATAGTAAAGCGCCAATAATTGGTGGTCAGCATGGCCTCAAGTATAGGCTCATACAACGCAGCAGCTACGGCAGCTCCAGCACCAGGATCAGTGAAGGAACTAATAGAAGTCGCCCCTATCATTTGTAGCGCATTGCTCGAAATATCAATATCACTAGCCATAGAGGCACCTCTTACAAAAAAGCCCCGGCCCGTAAAGACCGAGGTAACTATGGATCAGTCAGTCAGTGGAACGTTAAGCAAAGGCAACAGACAACGCCAACGTGACAACACCAGAGGAAACGGATACTTGATAAATATCAGTACCGTCACTCTGAGTACACATGATGTAATCGTCAGTTTTTAAGCCTAAGCCACCAGCCGGGTCTGCCGCAGCATCAAAGTAGTTTGCACCACCTACAGTTGCGGTATTGTCGCCAGTGTTATACACAAACACTCTTGAAGCATCAGAGTTAGCTTGTGAGGATAATGGTAAAAATGTACTTGCAGAAAAAGCCATGGTAGACCCCCTTACGCAGTTTCGTCATAAATGATACGGGTGATGCCTTGAGGCTCACGAGCAACAGCACCGGCTTTATACATGCCGTTAGCTAGCCATGAGGTCTTTTGAGCAACCCAATCGATTGTGGTTTTGAGGTCAATACCAATAGCAAGACCGATAGCTGTCTTCTGCCAAGTAAAGGCCTGACGAGCAGCAGCAGCACCGGGCAATCCACCCTCAGTGCGCGATCCAATGACTTTAAATTCAAAGCCCATGAATGTGTTTAGCTCACCATTAACCAAGGCGCGAACAGTATTGAAGTCGGTGCTAGTAACAGTGCTATCTTCCAATAGCTTCTGTAGTGCAGCGGCTCGAACACAAATAAAGCGGCCCTCTGATTCAGCTTCAATATCATCGTGATGCGCCTTAGCGGTGCGGATGGTATCGAGAGTGAAGTTTGTAGCAACGGTGTTACTAAAGCCGGTATCGGCATCGCCATCGTTTGAGGTGGCGTAAGTAATGCCAGCCAAAGTATCGATGATAATCTGATCTTCACGGCGACCGATTGCCTTAGCAATAGCTTTTGCCAGCTCTGACTTTTCATCAAAGTTGACTTCTGCTTGGTCGAAGATGTCAGTGTACTCAGGCGCGTTCCAGTTTTGCATGGTCGCGGTCTGACGAGCGTGGTCGACATCCATCGGTGTTACGTCGGCTTGCGTGGCTTTCTGGTTTGCTAGACCTTTACCCATGCGAGCGAATTGATAGGAAACACCAGTAACATTAGTACGGATTGTGACAGTATCACGCAGCGTCTTCATGCCTTGGTATTCGTGTTTTACTTCGCTGTCAAATTCAATGACAGCACTATTCGTTAGATTCTTGGACATGGTTAGTCCCTCCAGAATGATTTGAACAATTGCTTATCAGTTAGCGCTTGACCAAATTGGGGCGCGTCACTGTAATTAACTTAATAATTATCCGTGACACCGGCCCCTGGAGGTTATCGGTAGGATGTATGTATTATAACCGCATAGCTAGTAGTTGCAAACTGCTTAGGTTCTAACTACATCAATCGTTAAAGTGTCGGCTACAAAATCGATAGTGCTATCGACAGCTCTTACATAAATCGTGAACTTCGATAACGTTTCGGCTTCTGCTGGCGCACGAACAAATACTTCAGAATCTCGGTTCGTAAGGTCAACAATAAAAGAGCCGTTAACCTTGACGAAAGTCCCGTCACCAGGGTCTTTGAATATGCCGAAATCGTACTCCTCAGCAGTACCACCGGAAGCTTTTCTGCCTGATATGACACCGGTATAAATGACAGGGATCGACTTTGTTGAGTCGCTTCTCAGTTCATTATCGTCCGTTAGTGTGTAACGTTCGTTTAATGGGCCTGCGGTTGTTGACCCTGCGATTTTGGTCCAGCCTGTTTCGTACGTCCCAACCACTTCAGCGGTTACAAAAGTCCGGACAATATCAAAAGTGGTGGCTGTTACGTTAGCCATAGTATAAAGCCCGTTATAAGCAACAGTGTCTCCAATGCTAACAGGCGTACCATTTACAAAGCTATGAGCGCCAATGTCGACCGTTGTATTAACACCGCCACCAGGATCAGAGAAGGCGACTATAGACCCATCAAAGCCCTGATAAGTGATAGTAGTTGTAGCGCTTGCGTCTAGTGTAAATACGCCCAGCTTAGTTGAGTCTGTTATTTTTGGGCCTGCTAGCGTAAACGTCCACTTACTATCAGTTTTTTGTATGCCAGACAAAGCGCCACCGCCAGCACCTAGGCCATCTATAAAGCTAGACGTAGCAATACCGGCTCCAGTGGTAATATTGGCGCCAGCAGCATCACCAACTAAGCCAAACTTACCGGCGGCAATTGCTGTTATACCCGCAGCAGTGGCAACAAAGCTGCTCATCGTGGAGCCTGTAATATCCATCCCGTCGTTTTGAAGGGAAAGGATATTAGTCTTGTCTAGTGATAGGCCACCATCAACATCACCCGCAATCTTAATCCCGTTACCAGTGTCAGAGATTGCATCACCAGAAAAGCTCATTCCCTGAATCGTTACGCCGCTAGCAATCTCGATAGCATTGTCGCTAATTGGCGCCGCAGTGGTTCCAAGTATAGCGTCATTAATCCTGAGCGCGCCGGATGTAATATCGCCATTAATAAAGATCCCCTTGCCGGTTAATCCTAGGGGGTTAAAGTTTGCTAAGATCGGGCCAGAATTGGAAGTGCCGGTCATAACAACGCCGTTTGTGGCGTTTAAACAGGTCCAGCTATCTAAAAGAACTGAAGCGTCATTAATCTCTAAAACATTGCCGGCATCAGTAGTTAATAGTCTGGTTATTGAGCAAATAGTGTCGGTATCTTGCGCCCTTATAGCCGCACCAGTTCCGCTATTGTTCACCCTCAAGCCACCATCGCCATAAATTGCAGCAAGTTTATTGCCGCCATTCTTAACAGTTATTGTTGGCTTAGTAGAGTTTGTTGTTATCTGCGACAAAGTTGCAGTGCCGCCTTTTATAATGCTGCCGCCAGGAAGAATGATTACATCGGTTCCAAGATCGACATTTTCAAAATAATAATTGCCTTCGTTTAGCGTGATCTCGTCACCAACTAAAACGCCGTTAGTTAAGACATCGGCCTTATTTGATATGACCGTACTATCAACCGAGCCTGTTAGCTCTGGAGAGATGACGCTACCATCAGTACCGCTAACCTCTAAAATAGCGAACCCATCAGAGCATTGAGCAAGTAACACGTCACCATCTTCTAGCTGGTACTTCTTATCATCAAAATAAGCAGTACCTTTAACTGCCGCCAGATTATCCCCGGTAGAATAAGAGTAAATAGTCGGAGCCTGTGTTGATTGAGGCCCAACTGGTGCAAAGGTTTCTTGTGTAAATGCCATGATCCCTACCTTATTGGTTTATAATTGTTCGCTTCAGGGGGTAAACGGGTGGTAGGGCCACCCGCCCCTGATCCTATCCTACGGTTATAATGTTCTCACCGGGATATGCATCCGCCATCTTCTGGCGCACCATTCTTGCATACTCAGGATCCGAACTCATTCTCCTATTCCCGTGCTCATCTTTGGCAAACTGCAATGCTTGCAGGTCAGCCATACTGGTTTGATTAACGTTATTGCCTTCACTGGGCTGCACTGAGCTATTCTTACTCTTAGCAATCAATGCCTCGATAGCCTGTACACCGGCAGCAGTAGTAGCGGCATCAGATAAGCCATCTACCTGCTCGGCGGTTAGGTTAGCTTTTGCCCAATTAGTAATGTTATTTACTCGCTGCTGAGCATTATCACCAAGCTTGCCCATTTCTTCAGCAACGCGCGCTGTCTCGAATTCTTGAGATGCTTGTCCGGTTGCGTACTGGTTTTCAACAAACATATTCACCAGCGAATTGGCTGCCTCCTGATTAATCCCGTTCTCTTTGGCAAATTCGCTAAACGAGGCGATCAACGGATCATCAGCGCTAAGCTCAACACCGTTAGTAGTGAGATCATCAGATAGCTTGAACTCATAAGCCTCTGGAGCTCCGGTAAAGGCACCGAACTTGCTAGATAGCTGGTTATAGGATTCTAGTACCTGATCGTGATTAACGGCCTTTGTTTCGTTATTCCAGAACTTCTCTGGCACGTTATCAGGACGGTTAATAGCATCGGCTACGGCTTGGCTGTTATCTTCTGTTTCAACGGCTGCTTCTTCACTCATTATTTTTCTCCACTGGTTGCATCTTCAAACTGTTTCGTCTGAATGATGATTTTGCGGACGAACTGCTTAATACCCTCAGCAATGCCAATCTCAATCTGCGTTGAGTTAGGGCCGGCTGAAGGTGACATCAATAAGCTGTCCTTCCAATACTCTAATAATTCGCGTCCGTCTTCGTTCTGTGCAAAGACTTTGTGTACACGAATGGCTTCCTTCTCGACAAGAGTCTTAAAAGCCTCCTGCTGCTTCAGGCCCTCATCAAGATATGCGTCTAAACTATTCTCCTGGAGTTGCAGGGACACCGGGCGCTCCTTGTTGTTGTTGTGCGGCTTGTTGGGCAATTACTGTAGCGGCTTCTTTAATCTCTTTCTTGGTACGGGCCAGCTCAGCTACTGGAAGCCCTAGCTTATCAGCTGTCCATGCGGGGAAGTTCTCTACCTGACCACCCAATGCCAGCACCTGCTCAGGCAATTGTTGCATGGTAGACAGCCACACTTGGAAGTTACCGAACTCTTCCATAGCCTCAGCCTTAGCTAATGGCGATTGCATCTGAATGGTAATATCTTTGCCATTAACTTTAAGAGGCGGCATGCGCCCATTCGCAGCGAGTATGGCAACACCACGCTCAACAATAG